CGCGAGCCTGATCATTCCTCGACCTGTGCTTCCAACATATGTCTGCAAAGTGCGTGGATTCTGAAACACGTAGACCATGTAGCGCATCTCTTTGATGAAGATGTCCATCGGATTACCTCCTGCGCTTGATCTCTTCCTGAATGCGGTCGAGCCTCGGGGCAAGGCGCGGGTTCCGCAGGACGAGACCAGACGGGTCGATCTGCACCCACGGCGAAATACGGGAATCGCCGGTCGGTGCTGCTTTCGGGAGATTGCTGTAGCCGCCAACTTCGGCAAAGGAGACGTGCAGGAAGCGCGTCGGATCGTCGAGGTTCGCTCGATCCTTGCGTCCGCCCTGACGAGAACTGCTCGACTGCGGAATCATCCAGCCCGTGATCTTGAGCGCCTTGTTGTCGCCCGAGCTCGCGATGTTGGCCACTTCCGCGTGTTGCTTCGTGATCCGGTAGATCAGACCCGTGCTGATGGTCTTGTTCATCCGGTCCTCGATGTCCTTCTTAGTCAGTTCCTTCTTCGACGCAGCTTTCAGCTTGAAATACAGCTTGAAGATTTCCGTCGTAATGTCCTTCAACACGAAGTACAGGATCGACAGCTCCTTGTCGTAAAGGCTGTTGACCTTGTCCGACGCCTTGAAGAGCCAGTCGCTGATCTTCTCGATGACGATGGCGAAGAACTGATACAAGTCCGTCGCCCCGATGCCGATCTCCTTGAACTTCATCAGGACGATGCTATCGATGTACTCATCCAGCGACCGGATGTGATCTTCGACGTCATCAGCCAGACGACCTTCAGGCAGGCTGCCGGAGAACAGCACGTGACCCATCAAGATGATCCAGGTCCGCGTGTTGTCCATGTACTTCGGATCAGTGTTGTTCACGTACTCGGGCTTGATCCGCGACGGGAAGTGATCGACGACATAAAACAGTCCACCGATCATGTTCCGGACCATCGTGCGCTCGTAGTCCTCACGCTTGACCGCGATGCGCAGGTTCGACGGCTCATACAGGCCGCGACCAAAACCCTTCGGTTTGATCTGCGTGCTGCTGCAGACGACCCACTGATCCGCCGGGTAGGTGTGCTCGTTGATTTCGAGTCCACCGACCACCGGCGTGCAGCCACCGAACATCTCGAACGTCTTCATGAGGCCGTACTTGCAGAACAAGTAATGCATCATCGTCGAGTGCGCTTTCACGGTTGGGCGGATCTTCTTCATCTTCGCCGACTTGTGGTAGATCATCGCCCAGGCAACGTTTGCCTGCTCACGCTGACCATTGGCGTTGAAGTTCTGCGGCACGCGCTCAAAGGTGAGCACGTCACGCAAGAGACGCACGAACACCGTGTTGGTCCCGACGCTGATCACGCGATCGGAAAGAACCGGCACGATGTTGAAGCGCGATCCGCTCACGAAGATCGAGCCCGCTTCGCCGACGAAGGGCAGGTACATGTAGCGGTCGATCTTCTCGCCGCGATACATGAACATGTATTTCATCATGTACAAGTCCGAGCGAGCGACGTCGTACATGCGTTTGTTGTTGCCCTTCTTGCGAGAGGCTTCGTTGAGCTCCTCCTGTGGCGTACAGCGTTTGCAGCCTTCGTACGTGAGTCCGTCAGGGAAGCCCTTAGCGGCGGAACGAAAGACCGAATCGATGTACTTGACGACATGAATTTCTTCCATGTGCTCCACTGCCAATCCGTTCGCAATGGACGAATTGATCTTGGGCATGTGAGTGTCCATCAATCGTTCGAGTTCGGCATCCATATTTCTGTTTCCTATTAATCACGCTTGTCTTGTTTATTCGCATTGATGGTGGCGGTTTTATACGCAAGCCATGCAACGCCCAATGCACCCAGAATGGCCGGCAATTGCTTGAGCCATTCGGAAGTTTCTTTTCTCTTCTCCTGGCTCATTTTCGCGTCGAGCATTTGCCGCTCGTAGAAAGCTTTCATGCGATCTAGTTCCATCTTGGCCCGAAATGCTTCTTCAGCAAACGCGGCCTGTTGGCGCTCGAACTCACGCTGGAGCTTGGTCTTTTCGAGTTCCCATTCGTGTTGCGCTTTCTGGTGTGCGAGTTTCTGCTCGTTGAGCTCGTTGCGGGCACGGATCAACCGCTCCTCTTGCGCGAGTAGCTCTTGCTTACGCTTTGTTTCCCCATCACCACAATGTTCAGCTTCTGCGTAAGTTTTGTATAGATCGAGCAGTTCGTCGGACTCCTGCAGCGTGTAACGCCGCCAGCCGACAGTCGAAGGAAGACGTGTGTTCTCGAATGGCTTGTTGCGTATCACCCATACGCCCTCCTCACGCGTTGGATCTTGCGCGGATTGGATTCGGTAGATATTGCCATTTCGATTGATAAAGCGGTCGCCAAACTGACCGGTATTATCCACGATCTTGATCGTTTCAGAGAATGCCTCCTCATCATTACGTGTTGCATTTTCGTTTAATAGGGCCAGTGCTCGACCCAATTCTGAAAATGGGTGCGGACCAGATTCAAGACCTCTGTAAAGTGAGACAACGACATCGTGGTCGTGGTCGTATATCTCGCCGCGATGGCGCTCCAGGTCGTCTAACGACAGCAAGCGTTCCGTTCTGAAGAGCAAGTACTGCTCATAAACCGTTGGCTGGTGCCGTGCGGCAATTTCCCGCAGATCACGAATCAGCTTCGACTCGTTTTCACGAACGATCTTGATCCATGCGAAGAACTCCCGGTGCAGGTCCTTGTGGACCTTCCACTCCGTCTGGACGACGAAGCTTGCTCGTTGCACGTCGGGGATGGCGGGGAACTCCCACTGCATCCCGTTGCGCTCGAGCACGGTCACCGGTTTCGAAAGAAAGTTGTAATACTGAACCTTTCGCTCGAACAGCTCGTCTTTCCGATTTGCGTTTAACTGACCGAGGCCGACCTGACATAGTTCGACCTTCCCAAACAGCGTATCGGGAATGAAGTGGTCAAGTGACATAAAGAAAATCCCATTACCTTATTCCGGGCGAACCGTAATTCGCCATGCGTGCGCTGCTGTCCGTATTTCCTCCACCTTTATTCGGTTAAAACCAAAACGATTCAATTCCGTTATCGGGTAGGTAATATGTAACCGAAACAAAATAGAGCGGCATAAGGCGACGGTTTGCCGTCGGCTGCAGAGAAAGGAATGTGGGATTGCGAACATAGTCGAAGTAAGCGTCGGCTTACAATTCGATGGCAGTCCATAATTAAAATCACACCAATTGGAGAGACTGAATGAGACGACTCTTGATGATGGTTTGCGCGACGTCCGCGTTGTTCGTTGCCACACAGGCGAACGCGTACGTCTGTGGCCCTGGCTTGAAGTACCCGCCGAAGGGCTATCACATTGAACCCTGTCCCGAACATGAGCGCAAACCCCATGTGTCCCGCGCAGAGCGACGTCAGCAGAGGCTAGCCGAATTCAAGCGGGAGCAAGCAAAAGGGTGGAAGTTCTGACGTGACGGCATAAATGGTCCTCCCAGGTCCCGAAGAACCCAGGAGGACCACCAGCCCCAGTGACTTTTTTGCTGCTCCGGGTGGTGACCCTAGTGAAACGAGTCACCTACGTCACTCACCCGCCAATCCCCTATTACAGGGAGTGGAAGTTGACCGGCACCTTCGAGGCCGCAGCCGCGCTGATGCCCGTCACGTCGATCACGCCCATCACCGGCAGGTTGGTGATGTGCAGGAAGGACGGCTGAACCGTCAGTTCCTTCGACTGTGCGCCGTTGCGGATCATCGGCAGGACAACCGTAAATTCCGGCTTCCATGCCATGTTGCCGAAGTGCAGCGGGTTGGGCACGCCAGCACGCTCTGCCGAGAAGTCGCCGAACGACATCACGATCTTGCCCGACATGCGCTCGTTGAGCGTCGAGACGATCTTCACGTCGAACTGACCACCCAGCGTACGCAGGTCGCCCGTCACCATCAGGTAACGCGCGATGTACGGATCCGTACCGATGATGACGGTCGGAACCGGTGCGACGCCGCCAGCGAGTGCATCGGCCGCTGCCTTGTAGCCCGACTGGACGTACAGGGTGTAAGCCATGTCGCGCAGTGCGTTCACCAGGGTAGCCTGGATGTCCGCAGCACGCTGATGCGCCGACAGCGAGTCGAGCGAGGTGCTGATGTTCAGCGGCTTGTACATGTAAGCCGGCTGCACGACGAAACGCGACACGCCCATGATTTCCGGCGTATCTTGCGCGCTGTTCGGCGTAGCCGACGTGTTCAGTGCGCTGGTCGTTTCTGCGAGCAGGTCTTGCACGCGGAGCAGTTCGTCGACAGCTGCGTTCGACGTACGGATGCGCGTCGTGGTGATGAGCGCAGCCAGATCCGACGAATCGTTCGAGTCGCCGTTTTGCATCGGGCGCGGAATGGTGATCGGAGCCAGCAGGGGCACCGTGTACACCTGGTTGTAGAAGTTCGTGTTCAACAGCTGGCCGCGCTGACGGCGGTTGCTGTTGGTACGACGCGCGTCGAGATCGTAGCCGATGACCTTGGCATTCGCGAACAGCGCAGCCAGCGTCGCGCCCGTGCCCGTCGTGATGTCCAGGGTGGCATCGCTGTTGTTCTTGATCGAAGCGATCGAGACGTTCGATGCGTTCAGTTCCGTGTTGCCCAGTTCGAGGTTGACCGAGCCGAACACCGAGAAACCGATGCGCGCTTCGTAGCCACCCGACACGATTGCAGACAGGATCGTCGATGCCGAACCATCAGCCAGAACTGTGTTCGGGCCGATCAGCAGAGACTGGGTCTCGTACTGGAGGTTCATCTGACGGTACGTGTTCTGCACGGCGAAGTTGAACGTCGCGAGCGGCAGTTGACGCGTGTTGAACTTCACGACTTCGGTGGTCGGCGTCGCGCCGCCGGTCGTGAATTGAACGTACACAGCGTCGAGCGCGAGTTGCGTGTCGATCGCGTCGGTAACGTCGAGCAGGCCGGTGTCGAGCAGCGCTTCGGTCTGCGAGATGCCGAGCAGCGAGAACTTCTTGCCGATTGCGAGCGGTGCGGTCGTGACAGCGGTGTCATCCGACAGCAGCACGCTGTACGGTGCGACAGCTGCCGACGGCACGAAGTAGCCGGTCGACTCGTCGTTCACGACCGGGACGATCTTCGTCTGGTCGTTGCGCAGGATGGTCGGATCGATGACCGCTTGCACGATGTTGCGGCGGCCGAAGTTGGCCGTCGGTGCGCCCGAGATCGGACGCTTCTGTTCGTTGTACACCTCGATCAGGCGGATCGAGACGGTGTAGCCGACTTGGTCCGGCGTCACGACGACGGTCGGATAGAACGCTTCGCCGAATTCGTCCTGGCGAGCAGCTTGCATGTTGTACGCAACCGAGTACACCACGGCGTTCTTGTTTTCCTTCTCGTCGTACGCTTCCAGCGCCGGCTTGATGCGGTCGAGCATCTTGTCTTCGCCTTGCGGGACGATGAACTTCATGCTTTCGGTCGACACGCGATCGTGCTTGATCGGGCTGTGCAGTACGCCGCCGATGTCGCCGGACAGCGTTGCTGCTGCCAGCGCTGCGTCGCGCTGAGCTTGCGTGAGGTCACGAAGACCGTGTTCCGAGACGATGTGTTCCAGCGCAGCGTTCAGCGACTGGACCGAGCTGTTCAGCTCGCTTTGCATCGTGTCGTTGATGCCTTCCATCGCGAATGCAGCGCGCGAAACTTGCGGGGTTGCGAATGCGAGGCCGCGATCGTTTTGTTCATGGCGCAGCGATTGGACGATCGTGTCCAGTTGCGTCATCGGCTGCACGCCGCCGCGGTTCTTGTTTGCGAACAGAGTGGTCATGAGTGATCCTAACCGTTACAGTTAAAAAAGAGACTACTGGGGCTTGTTGACCTCAAACCGTCAACTGCTTTGCAGACAACAGATCGAGATAACGCTTGAACAGAGGTGTGGAAGCCACCTCGTGATATGCGTTGTACGCATACAATACCTTTAGGATCTGCACGGTCAGCGCGGCCTGATAACCTTCAGTGCCGGCCTCTTGCGTGAAGAAACCCGGATTAATCACGACACCCGCGACTTCGCGTGTGATGTCATAGATATAAAAGGGCTCCGCGTGGTGCGGCATGCGCGACTCCGGCGCAAACAACCGTGCCTGCAATTCCGCCTGGACGTTCAAGGAACGCTCCAGAGGACAAATCGTTTGCTCGAAGAACGTCTTGTTCTGACCATGAGCACTTGAAGCCCACTGCAAGAACAAACTCCAGTCGCTGCCCTCGACGCCCATGAGCTGAGCGCAGTACTTCTGCATTCCCAATAAGCACACCAAATCATTCACGCTCGAGAGCGGCTTGAGTGCGTCGAAATTCAAGCACTCCGACAGCGGCAGTTTGTTGCGGGCGAGCGTCTCATGCACCCAATAGGGAATGAGGATCACCTGCTTGAGTGGGCGGGCATTGGACACTTTGTTTGCTCCAGCAGATAGAGGGACCAGTAAATAAAAAAGTCCTAGGTCATTCTTTTGACCCAGAAAAAGCTTTCTCACAGTATTTACAAACATGAACCACAAACTGCTGCTGGTGAAGTGCATCACTCTCATGTTCCGCGAGAGTCAGCTGCCGGGCGCCCATGAGAATTCGGGGGCTCTCGTCAGGAGCATCATCAACGAGATAAAGGAACCACAACTGGCCATCGGTCTGGATCATGAGCGCGATATCACCGCTGCTCTGAAAAAGACCGCGCTGTCAATGTGTGAAGCGCCGCTCGATCACGAATACGAGCCGATCGAAATACTCCAACAACTGAAGGTGGATTGCGGCGAAGACGAAAAGCTTTACGAGTCGTTCGTCGAAGGTATCGAACGGGAACTGACAGAAGGAAAGATCAAGAAGACGGCGGTGAACCTGCGTCGTTCATTGAACGAGTATTTCCGGGAGCAGAAGATCCAGGAAATCATCTTCCAGGCGTCGAACAAGCTGCGGTTCAACCGCACGCAGGTCACTAACATGAAGCAGTTCGTGGCCGAGGTCTGCTCGGAACTCGAACCGTACCAGGTCGATGCAACAACGAAGGATCCGGCGATCGTTGCCGAGGTCGATCTGTCACGCATCGATGAAGTGAAGCACATCTTCAGCGAAGTACAGAAGACAGAGAACGGTGGAGGGATACTGAAGACCGGCTGGCAGGGCGTGAACCGGATGTTGCGTGGCGGCTTTCGTCGCGGTCAGCAAACCGTAATCGGGGCACTGCAGCACAACTTCAAGACGGGCTTCAGTCTCGGTGCATTTATCGGCGTGGCGCTCTTCAATGAGCCGGAAATGCTCGACCCGGTGAAGAAGCCGCTGCTGCTCCGTATCTCCTTCGAAGATGATCTGGAACTCAATTTCCAGTACATGTACGAAGTGCTCATGGCTTTCGACGGTCGTGAAGCAGAGATCGTCAAGAAGACCAAGGAGGACTTCGAGGCGATGTCGCCGGAAGAGCTGGACGCCTACATCACGAAGAT